CCGTCGACCCTGCATCGTTATTGCTCAACGTGATCGGATTGGTAGTACCGACATTGATCAACGTGATTTCGGTGCCAGCCGCCTGTGCGACCAATCCGGTGATGGTTGCGGGAGTGGTTGCCGAAAGACGGAAAACCGAATTCGATCCGAGGCCAGTAGGCGAATAGTTATTGACAGTTGAAGAGCTGATGGCAGCCGGAGTTGAAATGCCAGTAAAAAGGATCGTGCCACCAATCGTCACCGCGCCAGTAAAATTCGGATTGTTGATCGGTGCGCGCGATGTGTCTGTCGGATGGACGTGATCCGCGCGGGCATAGCGCAGTGACGTACCAATCGCCACGGTGCCATCCATCGCCGGATTGACTGCCGACGCCTGACCAATAACAAAGGCCGTTGTCGCAAGTTGCGTTGTGTTGGTGTCTTGCGGTGCCGTTGGCGCGGCTGGCGTGCCCGTGAATGTCGGCGATGCAATCGGCGCACGGCTCGAGTCAGTCGGATGAACGTGATCGGCTCGAGCTCCATGCGTTGACACACCTCGAGCCGCGGTGCCGTCCATCGCTGGCGTGCCGTCGCCCGATGCGCTCAGTTGCCCGATGACATAAGCCGTCGTCGCAAGCTTGGTGCTGTTGTCATCAACTGGCTGCGTCGGTGCGGTTGGATTGCCGGTGAACGCGGGCGAAGCGACCGGCGCTTTGGTGTCGGCATATTGCTTCGTGCATGCGCCGAGTGCCGCCGTTGGATCAGCACTGAGCGTGAGCAATCCCGTCATCGTGCCGCCGCTCAGCGGAACGACTTGGCCCCATGCTCCGTTGGCGCGACCGTAGAAATAGCCGTCATGCGGGCCGTCAGTGATTGCATTCGCATCGACATATTGCTTGGTCGCAGCACCCAACGCCGCTGTCGGATTGGCGCTGAGCGTCAGCAGGCCCGTCATGGTGCCGCCAGCAAGCGGCACGGCCTTCTGCCACGATGTAGTCGAGCCTTGCCGACCGTAAACGCTGCCGTCAGTCGGTGCCTCGGGAAATGCGCTCTTGTTATCGACGTATTGCTTCGTGGCCGCTTGAAGATTGGCAGTTGGATCAGCCGCCAGGACGAGTGCGCCGGTCATCGTGCCGCCTGCCAGCTGCAGGTAGCCATCAAGGCTCGGAATCGGCGCGGCAATAACCCACTGATGGGAATCGCCATCGAAATAGTAGACGTACAAACAACCGTCAGTGCTATTCCACCAAAGCGAATTGTTTTGGACGCCTGTCGGCGCAGTGTCGCCGACGTAGACTTGTGCAATCACTTGTCCCGGCGAACCTGCCGCAGCGACCAACGTCCACAAGCCCGCTGACAAATCGGCATTGAAATCCACGCCCGAGATGTGGCCCACAGTCGGCACGTAGGACGCGCCAGCATTCGTCACCAATGACGCGGGCGGCCCCAGCGTGTAAGCCGTGTCCGTCGCCCATGGCACGGGCGGCGTTGTCCACGGCGGCGGCCCAGCTGGACCTTGCGGGCCTGTAGGCCCAACGGGACCAATCAGCGAAGTCGGCGAGCCCCAACCCGCGGCGGTGTTGCTCTTCGGCCCGTAGATCGCGTGATTGGTCGTGTCGATGTAGAAATCGCCAGCCGTACCAAGCGACGGATCGGGCGGACCAGAACCATTGCGGATTGTGTTGCCGGGAGCACCGACCGGACCCTGCGGACCCGGAGGGCCGACCGGACCAATCGGACCAATCAAAGAAAAACCGGGCGGCCATGTGCCGCCCGCTTTCGGTCCATACATCAATGCCGTGCGCAGATCGATATAAAAGTCGCCGTTGACTCCCGTCGTTAGTGAGGGCGGCCCATAGCCATAGAGCACGGAATTTCCGCGCGGCCCTGGCGGACCTTGATCGCCCGTGAAAATCTGCGTTAGCGGGTCTTCATCCGCAACCGAAACGTCACCAGCAAACTCGTCTTGAATGATCTCGACTTCGCCGAGATCGGTGATGACTTCTACGTCGCCACTCGGCGAGAGACTGCCGTTGCCATTCGTCATCGAGACGGACCCGGATTGATGGTCAGAAGACCATCCCAGATTTTTTTCTTGATGCTGTTGAAGGTCATGACCAGCGATTGCTCGTAAGGCCCGGTCGAAAGCTCGATCAGGCTTTCCTGTGCGATCATGATCGTGAACTGTCCCTGCGTCGGATCGCTGATGGTGATCTCGCCGGTTTCAGTCGAGAGCGTGAGAAACGCAGTCACGTCCTCGGCATGCCGACGCAGCTTCATCACCATCGACGCGCCCGTGATGTCGATGGGTTTGCCAGCGATATCCTGATAGGCGAAGCTGCGGTAGAAATCCGCATCGTTCTCGACGGTGATGTTGACGGTCGCCATTACAGCCCCACGTATTCAGCATCGATCTGCGAAGGTTGCGTGATGACGTTGGTGGTGATCTTGTTGGCGCAGTCCGCAAACACCGTGTAGCAACTGTTCGTGTGGGTCCCGACCGTGGTCGCCATCTCAATCGTTTGGTTGGCATCAAGCGGATAGAAATTGCCATCCGACCCATACCATTTCGTTGTAAAAGTCGGATCGGCCTGCGCGGCGGCGAGCGCGCCTTGCATCAGGCCACGCGAATAGTCATCGGTTTTGACCGGCACGCCCGCAGCGATCATGCCCGCGTTGACATGATTGAAGCGTGTCAACGCATTGTAGTTGTTCAATTGGTTTTTGTAGTATTGGCCCACTGCGGGCTGCGACATTTGCGTGCCGTCCCACAACCATGCGGCCATGAAGTTTTGCGCGTAGTACCAGATATCGCCCTCAGTGTTGGCGGGATAAGGCGAAAGGCCGCCAGCCGTGACCCAATTGCCGTAGTCGGTGTCAGTATTCGGATCGACGTAGACGTTGCGCGCGGACGAGTAGACCAGCGAGGTGTCGTGATCTGCCACGACCCAATACCAATCTTGCGCATTGAACATTGTGGGCATCGCTTAAAGCTCCTTCAGAGGTACTGACCGCCGTAGGCCAGAACGCCCGGTGAGTTACCGGGGAAATAATTTATCCCTAGCCCCTGCGTGTTGAGCACACCGTTGGCTTCTGCGAGAAACTTAGGGCCATTCACATAGCCGGGATTGACGAACGTCGTCTGACCGGGCACCGCGCATTCCATCGAACCGTTGGAATGGGCAATCGCAAAACCACCGGGGCCGGTGTTGAACGAGCCCATGAATGTCCAAGTCTTGCCCGGACCCGGATAGCCCGCCTGACCGATGAAGCCGCCGAAGTAAGAGCCGAAGACGCCCATGCCGCAGGAGTTGCCAGCGTTGAAGACATGCGAGCCCATCGAGACATAGCCCGCGTAAGCTTCCCAAATGCAGAACGGGATAGAGCCCGATGACGCGGTGTCGTCGGTGCCGATTGAGCCAGCCGATACGCCGACGAAAGCCGAAGGCGGCCCTTGGCCTGTGCCGCATGAGACGCACAAGCTTTGCACGGACATTGAATTGCCGTGCGAGCTTTGGAACGCGTGCGCGTTGTTCGCACCCGTGACGAAGGTTGCGGACTTGCCTGCACCAATAATTTTGACTGACGGACCTTGATAGCCCGGAGTAGAGACAGCTTCAGGATAGGTGCCCGCCGCGACCTGTAGCGTCGCGGTGTAAACGCTCGGACCATACTTGAACACTTCCTGCATGCCGCGACCGATGGTCTTAAACGGGCCATGCGGCCCGCTGACCGTCGCCGACGTGCCGTCGTAAAGCGTATCGTCGCCCGTTGTCGCGTTGATGTACCAAGTCGTATTCGCGCCCAAGACCGGAATGAAGCCGCCCGTAGCGCCGAAATTCATGCCGTAGAGTTCGAAATTGTTGTGGAGCTTGCTGTAGCAGAGCAGCGATTTGTAAGACGCGGGCATGTCGCCCGCTGCCAGCACACCACCGCCGCGCCGCACGATGTTGACCGGAGCAAGTCCGTTGATGGCAATCGTTGCTGCCCCGCTGTTGGTGAAAGCCGGAATGACAAAAACAAACATGCCATCGTAATATTGATCGGGCGCTGGCTGCAGATTGACTTGCAGCGCATTCACAACACCAGCGTCCACGCCGTAGTGCATCATGCCGGTCATGATGCTCTTGGACAGCTGGTTGAGATCGGAATTGCTCGGCGTGATCAGCCCGGTATTCCGCATAAGGTTGACGAGCTCGCGCTGCGGATACTCAATCGAGGCGGCTGGCGGGATCGAGCCCTGAATGCCTGTCGATGGATTGCCATTGACGTAAGGCGTATCGCCCCACGTAACCTCGGGCGGTTTTCCATAAGGCTGATTGTATTGCATCGAATGTCTCCTTAAGGCGTGCCCGCCATTGGGTCGTCAGGATCGGTCAAGCCGCCCAGATCGAAAATGATCTGCGTGTGCGCCGGTTGCCAGCGATTGAGGATGCATTCCAGATCGGCGGGGATGGTGAATTCCAAATGGTAGTCAACGCCGCACTGACCTTCCGTGCAGCGAAACCAGATCAAGCCTTTTGTGGCGACGTGAACCGTCCAGTAGTAACGCATCTCGGGCGGACCTAGCCCGTAGTTCGGCCACTCGCTCAGCTCGCCATTTTTCACCGGCAAGCCGAGTGGATCGCAGATCGGACGGCCCCATTGATCCTGCATGAACGTGCCGTCGCCATAGACGCGACCATCGCCACAGCAATCGATGCCGACCATGAACGGACGAAATTCGCTTATCGTGATGTCGTAGCCAAGCTGCTTGGCGAAATCGATGTAGAACTGCCGCGACTGCGAGCCCAGCAGCGTCATG